TTAGCGGTTATCAGAGAATCGAAGATAGCTTCAACCCTGATGAGTTTCGCATGGGTAAAGTCAAGGGAGCGTTTGAAGTAAAGCCTAAGACGTTCGACGATGCAGGTACTTTTAAGATTGTGCTCGATTGTATGCCGCAAAGATTTCTTAAGTCAGGAGAACGCTTCTTGACGGTTTCTAATGGCTCGGTACTTAGAAACCCGACATATCAGGAAAGCAAGCCCATCATAAGGGCATACGGAACAGGCACAATAACTATTAACGGTGAATCAATAAAAGTAAATAGTGCCAACGAATATACTGATTTAGACAGCGAAATGGAAGACTGCCACAAAGGGTTAACGAATTGTAACGGAAATGTTACAATGGTTACAGGCGGTTTTCCTACGCTCAGGAGCGGCAGTAACACGGTTTCTTTTTCGGGTTTTACCGCAGTCAAAATAAAACCTAGATGGTGGAGGCTTTGAATGTATCCTATTTTGTTTCCCAAGACAGCAAAAATATTTAACACGAATGGACTAGGGCGGTTGACAGAAACGACCGCCTGCAAGGTCACGGAAGAACGTAACGGACAATATGAACTACAGTTAACGTATCCCATCACAGGGCGTTTATACAAGGATATAGGGCTTGAAATGATTGTGGCTTGCGTCCCTGCGGTAGATTCGACAGTACAGGCTTTCGAAATCTATCGTATAACTAAGCCTATCAACGGACTTGTCGAGATCTACGCGCAGCATATAAGCTACAGACTGTCAAAGATCCTGACGACAGGCGAAAGCTATGCGGCAAGCCCGACAGCGTGCGCAAGTGCTATTAATAGCCTAAAAACAAAAGCTATTTTAGCGCCAAATCAGACGTTCGATTTTTCGTTTTGGACTGACAACAAAACCGTGGCGCAGTTCAAAAAGAGCATCCCGACCTCAGTACGTTCCCGCTTGGGTGGTTCTGAGGGTTCTCTGCTTGACCAGTTCGGCGGGGAGTATGAGTGGGACAACTTCACAGTTAAGCTGCATAAAGAGCGCGGAACGCATACGAATATAACGCTTAGATACGGAAAAAACCTGACTGACTTAACTCAGGAAGAGGCAAACGATGGCATGGTAACAGGCGTTCTCGGTTATTGGAAGAATCAGGATGATATCATCACAGGCTCTATACAGCTTGCATCTAATCACGCCAATTATGCGACAGAAAAAATAATAAGTGTTGATTTTTCTCAGCAGCTAGGAACGGAAACACGCCCATCTGTAGACAAAATAAACAACCTCGCTCAGATATACGCGAACTCGCACAACGTTCCGAATGTAAGCCTTAAAGTATCTTTTGTTGACTTATCTACAACCGAAGAATACAAAAATGTTGCACCACTCGAAAAACTGCATCTATGCGATTATGTAACGGTTGATTTTCCAAAACTTAAAGTTAGAGCGACAGCACGAGTAATTAAAACCGTATATGATGTTTTGCTTGAAAAGTATGAGACGCTCGAAATCGGCGATACTTTGAGAACGCTTTCAGAAGCGGTTACAGATACGCTTGCTGAAACAATTAACGATTTAGCAGGTGATATTAGCGATATGGCAACAGAAGCGATCAGGTCTACTGCATGGCTTACGAGTGGACAGGGGCATGTTGTAGCCGTAAAAAACAGCGACGGCTCATGGAAAGAACTTCTTTTTATTGATACTTCTTCTATTGCTACAGCAAAAAACGTTTTAAGGCTTAACGAAAACGGTCTAGGATTTTCCACATCGGGCGTCGGCGGTGCTTATCGCAACGCTTGGACTATTGACGGAAAATTAAACGCTGATTTTATAACTACGGGAACTCTTAACGCTGACCGTGTAAGAGGTGGCACGCTAGAACTCGGTAAAAGCTATGTAGACGGGGCTTTAGTAGTAAAAAACACTAGCGGACAGCAAATTTTAAAAGCTGACAAGAACGGTGTTGTTGTTACAGGGGTTCTCAACGCGACTTCGGGCGTAATGCAAAAAATTGATATCCAAGAAGTATCTGCACGAAAATTGGATATACAAGATGAACTTGCAGTCAACGCCAAACTAGGAACGACAGAAGCGGGGTATAATGCAAGCAAATCACCGGCTTGGCAAAATTCTCACCATCAGACAGGGGTACATTTAGAAGTCAACAATCAAGGGTTGCGTTTATATACGGATGATGGGAGTGAAATCAATCTTTATCCTGCTAAAGGCATAAAGGCAAGTAAAACAATAAAAGCGGAAAGAGCAATTGGAACGTCTCAGGCATATATTGAAAACGGCATATTGTGGGACGAAAACGGCAATTTTGCGTTGTATAATGATGGCAAAAATTGGATAAAAAAAGCTGTTGCAGTTCCAACAGTTCCGCCAGATTGGGCTGATTAAAGGAGATAAAAAATGGAACAAGAATTTGACTTATCGGTAACCCCGAACGCTGAGATTGTTCGGGTTCATTGCTCACAGTTTGATGAGGGCACAAGAAAATTTATTTTCCACTTGTACGACGAAGCGCAGGAATTTGCAATCCCTGCGGGTGCTACCATCGAACTAAGAGCAACCAAGGCAGACAACAAAGCCTATATTATCAACAACATAACACACCCGAACATCATCACTTTTTCGGGGAATACAATTACAATCACCTCAGAAAAGCAAATGACTGCGGCGGCAGGAGATCAGGATTTCAAAATCCGCATACTGACAGAAGAAGATACTCACGATACCGCTTTAGCTACTGCGCGTTTTACCTTGGTTGTTGACGCTGACACAATCCGCGAAGATACCGATACTTCAGACAGCGTTTTACCTGCAATCATAGAGGGAGCAACGCAGAAAGCAAACGAAGCAGAAATATCTGCGTGGTTGGCTCAGTCTTATGCGACAGGAGATTCGGGGCATAGACCGGGCGAGGCTACGGACAACGCAAAATACTACTCAGAAAACGTAAGAAGGGATTTCGAGGTAGCTGAATCTTACGCTAACACAGCAACGACCGCAAAAAACGCCGCAGAAAAAGCATCTCAGAGGGCGGAAAACGCCGCAGAGAGAGCATGGAAATACTCTGTTAACTTGCCTTATATCGGTTCTAACGGTAATTGGATGATATACGACCATGCTACTGAGGAATACCTTGATTCAGGTGTAGATGCTTCCATAACTGTTGAAATCGCAGATATAACCATGATTGACGCTGATGCTTCTCCGTATGTTACTAATACGGGAACAGAATCAGACCCTGTTTTCCACCTGTTTATTCCGCGTGGACTTGATGGCGAATCAGCTTATAAGGTTGCAAAAGAGGCAGGATATAATAAAAGCGAGGCAGAGTTTGCGGCAGAATTAGCGAACCTGTCAACATATAAAACACAGGCAGAAACCGCAAAAACTCAGGCAGAAGCAAGCGCGAAATTAGCGCAGAGTTATGCAGACGGAACATCAGGAACGAGAAGCGGCGAAGAAACCAACAACGCGAAATACTACTATGAAGAAACAAAAAAAGTAGCACAGGGAGCAACAGGTCAAAGTAATGCTTTTATAGGCGCAACTAATGAGGAAGATGGTGCAGTCGGATTAGTTACTCAGCCAAAGGCAGGAGATCAGGACAAAGTTTTACAGGGCAATGGAGCATGGGGGCATCGCCTACAGGTCGATATCATTGAGCAAAACGGAAAATACGGATATATACAGGATGGTGAATTCATCCCTTTTAAGTCGCAGTCCGATATTGATGCGGCGATTCGGGCGGCTATGACAGGAACAGCGACCGCAGAGGATGTGTTGGAAGGTAAGACCTTTACCAATGCCGAAGAAATGGGCGTTACAGGTGTCATACCTATCAGGCAGTCAGGACAAAAAGTAGTAAATAACCGTTCATGGACTTATGCTTCACGAGTTTATTTTGGCATCGACTGGGGCTACTACCCTAAGTTAAAAACAAACGCAGGTGAAGACACTTCGTCCGTGTTTATCAGCTATAATAAGCTGCGGGAAAATCTAGGCATTACAGGCGATATGAT